CTCTTTTTCGGTCATGCCAGCCCAGATTCCGAAGCGTTCTGGATGGTAGAGAACATAGTTTCGGCAGGATTCGAGGACGGGACAGGTTTTGCAGATTGCTTTGGCATGGTTCATGCGGGTTGTGTCGCCACGGTTGACGAAGAACAGGTCGGTTTTGCCTTTGCAGGCTGCTTGTTCTGCCCAGTCGTCGAGAGCTTCGGGGATGTTGAGTGTGTCGGTCACTCGTAGAAGCCGACCTGTTTGAGGGTGGCGTTTTCGGCTTTGAGGTTGGCGATGATGTTTTGGAGGCGCCGGTTTTCTTCTGCTTGTTCGTGGATGATTGAGCAGGCGTCGAGGAACAGTTCGGGGTCTGGTTCGTCTGATTCGGCGGCTGCGAGCAGCTGAGTCCAGACGTGTTCGGCTTCAATGTCGGTCATTTGCTGCTCCTTTGAGGATGGTGACGAAGGCGTCGAGTGTGGAGGTTACATACCAGGCGCCGGGGTTTCCTTTGCCACGTCGTTTGTGGATGACGATTCCGGCGTTTCGGTTGGCGTTGGCGGCTTGGATTGCGACGTCGTCGACCCAGCCGGAGAGGTCAAGGCGGGCGTGGTTTTTGACTTGGATGGCCGGCCAGTTTTTGTCGGGGATCCAAAGGTCTCCACGGTCAAGAGTGGCTCCGGCCGGTACACGCTCCGATTCGATACCTCTGACGTTCAGGTAGTCGCAGACTGCACGTTCGGCCGCTGCTCCTTTGTCCTTGTTAGCGTTTCCCATGTTCACCAGCCCCACATGATGGAGGCGAGGAACAGTCCGAAGGTGACGATGATGGCGCCGACTGTGAGTGTGACCAGGAGGTCTTCATAGTTTTTCATCGGGACGTTTTTACCGGCCAGGCGAAGATGGCGATGGCGGCGAGTGCTAGAAGGACTGTGAGTCCAAGCACAGGGCCGATGGCGTCGTGTTGCGCTGTGTTTTCGACGAGCGCTGGGAGAAGCATGAAGGCGGTGAGGGCGATAAGGAACTGTCCTGTCTTTTTCATGCTGCACCTTTCGGAGTGTGGTTTGTTAGGTGCTTGCTGTTGTAGCCGGTGTAACTGTCGGGGCAGGTTTCCCGATGGTCAAGATACTCCTGAGCGCCTTCGCTCGAGCGGTCAAAGATCCGTCGGCATTGCAGGCAGCGAATGATGTTTGGTTGTCTCACAGTTCTACCTCCAAGTCGTTGCCGATCAGGACGATGACAGGAATGTCGGCCAATGTCGGAGCTGCTGGTTTTGGTTGATTGGCTTTGCGGATCTGATGGGCGAAGAGGAAAGCTGCTGGGGTGAGCGCCAGAACAGTCCACATCAGATCGCCTTGATGATTTCGGCTTGGAGTCCTTCGATGGACAGTTCGTTTACGTCAGTGTTTTGGATGTAGATGCGGACGTTGACGACTGCGTGCCAGAAGTTGTCGTGGCTGGCGAACTCTGCTGGGTGCAGTAGGTCGACGACTGTTTCGGCGAGGATCTCGGCTTGGACGAGTGCGGAGATGTAGAGGTCTTCGATTTTGTCTTGGGGTTCGTACTCGTCGTGGATGTGGTCGACGTTGCCGATAGCGGTGGCATATTCGTCGGTCTTTTCCTCGGCTTCGATGAGCTGTTGGAGGATGCTGTCGAGTTGCTTGATTGCGGCCATGTCGGGGTTTCCTGTCTGATTGGGTTGATTTGGTTGTGTCCGGCGTTCCCGGCTACAGGGGAAGTTCTAAAGGATTGTTTTAAAGAAGTCAAGGATTGTTTTTCAGGGACGCGCAGAAGCCCCCAAATCGGCCAGGGGGAGGGGCTGTTTGGGGGCTTCTGGCTTCCGGTTCGGTTGGTGGCTCAGAGTGCGTGGCGGTACGCCTCGAGTGCCAATTCGACGCCTAGTGGGGAGGTGGGCGTCGTCATCGAACCGGGGATCTCATAGAATGTTTCTGTAGAGGGACGGGTCAATGGTTGCTGCTGCGTCCTCGGCGTCGATTGGCCAGCCAGTAGCGGCGAGACTGGCGAACACCTGGTCAGGTGTGTCGATCAGGTCGGAGAAGTTCACGATGGTCAGGACCACGTTGCTGGCTTGCTCGAGGATTGCTTGGGCTTGTGTGCGCGCGCTGTAGCGATGGTCTGGCACGTCGAAGCCGAACGCTGCCATGAACGATGCTTCGATCTCGCCAACGGGTCGACTGGTGAGGATGACGGTGAGCGGCTCGGATCCTGTGCCATACAGAAACGCCTCCGGTGCCGCTTTCATGACCGAGTTCTCGGGAGTGTCGGAGATCCAATCGGCGACTGGTGCGAACATTGTCCGATGACTGAAGTATCCGGCCGGGTTCGGGTCGTAGTCGGGGTTGATCTCTTTCGATCGGATAACGGCTTCAACGTCGGAGTCGGTCCAAGCGGTGAGCGTTGATGCTTCGGCGATCGCTCGCACGAGAGCCGAGGTGCCGGTGCGATGGAGTCCGCAGACGATGTAGCGCATCACTTCACCGCAATCAGTAGAGAGACGTTGTACGCACTCGCGCTCGTCGCCGTTCGAGTTCCCGTAGCACCTGAAGCGGTGAGCGTTTCGGTTGCGATGAGCATCCGAAAGTGAGCAATAGTCGGCGTAGTGTTTGCGCGTTCAGTCATGGAAGCCGGTTTTGTTGCGGCTTGACTGCTTCCCGCTTGCCCTCCCGCAAAGATCAGTAGGTCCGTAGCGGTGGTGGTCGTCACGCTCGGTGCGACATAACCGACCGTATAACCTTGAGCAGTTGAACCGACAACGTCCACAGCGGTTGCGCCTGAGACTGCCATGACGAAACCCATTCCGTTGTACCAACTAGAACCACCTGACCATGAGTAGGTTGATTCCGAAGCGGTGGCGGTCCGTTTGTAGACGGCGAAAGTGTTTGATGGGTATTCGACTCGAAAGGTGTTGTTGGACGCGATCTGAGTCCATCCGGCCGAAGGACTCCCGAACGAATAGCCCTTGTAGTCGCCCTCGACTTCAACGAACATCAGCAACTGATCGCCGCTTGCCGTCCCGGTCGGGACTGACATCGTGAACGAGCCAACCGTCGACTGACCTTGCGAGATCGAACGGAATGTCGGACCAGAAGCAACGTCAACATGGCTTGAAGCGACGATGCCTGGAATCATGCGCTGAGATCTCCAATAGCGACCCAACTGTCGGTTCCACGCTTGATGAGAGAAAGAGCTGACCATTGCGCTCGAGTTTTCAGACCAGGAGTTGCGTTGATAGTGACACCGGAACCTGCCGTCAATGTGATCTGTCCTGCTCCTGTTTGAAGAATGTGGATTTGGCTTCCGACAGTGAATGCCACTGAACTATTGGGTGGGACTGTGACAGCGATGGCGGAAGCGTTGCTGCATTCGACAAGTTTTTGTTCGTCAGCGAGGACCAGTGTGTATGTGGTTCCGGTTTGAGCGTTGGTTGTCAAGGTGAGAGTTGCGGCTGCTCCGGTCGCTCCGGTCGCTCCGGTCGCTCCGGTCGCTCCGGTCGCTCCGGTTGCGCCTGCTGCTCCGGTCGGTCCTTGCGGGCCGGTGGCTCCGGTTGCTCCTGCTGTGCCGGTCGCTCCGGTTGCTCCGGTTGCTCCTGCCGGACCTGCTGGGCCGGAGATGCCAGCAATCACAATCTCGGAACTAGCCTGTGTCAGCGCGATCGTGTCGGTTCTTTGAGTGAGTGTCACTTGTTGGCTCATGAGCGGGTCACATCCTGAGAAATAGTCACGGAACCGGCGAGGAGGGTGGTGACGGTTGTGCCGTTGGTTTCTTGCAGATCCCATACAGCAAGGCCAGCGGTGAGATTTGCTGTCGTCGTCGCCGACAAAGTGGCGGTGAGTGTGCCGGCTACTCCGGAAACAATCGCGCAAGTGAAGGTTGCGAGGACTGTGGAAGAGTCGGTGGTGCTTCGGATCTGAGACGCGTAGGTGCGGCCTGTGATATTTACAGCAGCGCCAGTCGAATCTTGAATGGCGACGGAAATGGTTTCGGTGTCGCCGATCCGAATGTTGAGAGGAAGGTTTGCCGGTGCCATATCAGGGAAAGTCCCGAAACGTAGGCACGATGGATGGGGAGTCAATCGGACCCATCTTGTCTGAGGCGATTGAGGTGAGGGCTGAGAGGCCAGCAGCGATGGCAGCGGTGGCGGTCAGATGCTGCCAGTCAAGGTTCAGCCAATCCATTTGGGAGGCGCCAGCCAATGCCACCAAAGTCTGGGCGAAAGTTTTGATGGCTCGTTCTGCGAGCTGTAGGAGAAAGATTTTGGTGAACATTATGGCTTCCAGTCTGGTTTGGGGTAGGTCTGCTCGTCGGGGTATTCGTAGTCGTCTGCATCGTATTCGTCGTCGTCGATGTCAGGTTGGGTGATGGGAATGACGTCAGGGTCGATGGTGATAGTCATTCGTCTTCCTCCTCCCATTCCAAGTCTTCGGAGTCCTGGTCGTAACTGACAACCATGGTCGGCGGGTTGAGGAGTGATCCGTAGAGGCAGTCCAGATAGCCGGCGGCGTCAGTGATTGAATCTTTCAACATCTCAGCATCGAAGCCCATTTCCAAACCGTGGGCGATTCTTCCGAGCTTCATGCAAATCATAAACAGGATGCCGGCGTTGACGTCGAGGACATCGTCTCCCCAGAGGGCGTTGAATTGGTTGGTTACGCGCGCGTAATCCTCCCAGGGCGGTCCGTACGCTCGGCCACGGTCGCCATGCACCAGGGCGAAGGAGTCGAGGAGGATGGACGGCCAGTGAGCATCAAACTGTTCTTCTGGTTGCAGTTCTTCCATTGTCGGATTCCTTAGACGGAGTGGATGTGGAGGTCGCCCCAGCCTCGAGGGCCGTAGCCGGTCCCGATGCCGAGGGTGAGCATTCCGGCCGGAGAGTTTTGGCCGCTCATGTCAGTCCACCATGCCGACCCACCATCCATTGCGGGTGCTTGCATGAAAGTCCGGCCGGATGTTTCTGAGCAGATGAAGTGGTGGTAGTGGCCGGTGATGAGGATGTCGGCGTCGGCGATGGGTTGGCGGCCCATGACTTGGCCTTTCCACCAGTTCTCAAGTTTGGCGGCTGGATGGCCGGAGGCGCCGGCTTTGTGGCCGTGGGCGAAAGCGACGGGGATTCCTGCGATGTCGAGGACAAGGTTGTTTCCGGTGGCGAGGACGGTGGTGCAGCTGCCGTAGCGGTCGGGGTTGGCCGCCAAGATTTCGGCGACCTGTTCCACTACGGCTAGGTCGTCGTTGTCGGTGGTGCGGGTGAAGGCTTTTCCGTTGAGTCGGTTTTCTCCGTGGTTGCCTGGTACGGCGGCGAGGATGGTTCTGGGGGTGAGGCCGATGATGTTGTCGACGGCTCGGAGGATGAGTCGGCGGGCTAGGCGTAACTGTTCACGTCGGTCTAAGTCGACGTTGAAGGTTTGGCCGGGGTAATGGCCGGAGCATTGTTCTACGAGGTCGCCGAGGCCGACTAGATAAACGGATTCGACTGGACGTCCGGCTTTTTTGAGTTCTCGGATCCGTGCGGGGATGAGGTCAAGTGCCTGACAGATCCTTTGGATTGTCTCTGGGGTGCCTCCGTTGGCTTCTCCGGCCTTTCCTAACTGCCAGTCGGCGATGAGGCAGACAAGCGCCCTGAGGGGCTGTGAAGCGCTCTGAGGGGCTTTCACAGGCTTCCGGCGTTCAATGAGGCGACACAAGGCATCTACGTCGGGTCGGTCATAGTCAAGTTCACGCGCGCGCAATGTGGCCCGGTAATAGCGAAGCCTCCGGCCGTCATGTGTGTCCCATGCTCGAACCTGCACAGATCCTTCGACGACTTCGGTGGTGAGAGGATCCAAACCCCAGTCCGCCACCAGCTCCGACCAAACGCCTGTCGTGGGGTCTTGCTCGAGGGGTGGGGTGGTGAGGGTTCCTTCACGGCCGTTCCATGCGACACCTGGTTCCCATCCTTGTGGATGGTTTCGTCGGGGTCGTGATCCGGCTGCTACCTCGTCAGCGAAGGAGGCAGTTTCGTCGGTGTTTTCGGATTGAGTCGCCACGGATTTCCCAGCCTCTCCGAGTCATTGCCCTAGAGATCGCCTCGGCGTTCCAGGACGGGTCGGCGAGGACTTCTTCAATTTCGCCACGGGTTTTTGTGTCCTGCTGTTTCACCAGAACACATACTCGACATTCAATTCCGGAGGATCGGGTTTCCTGTCGGACGTCGTCAGCAAAGCTCATTTCCGCCACCATGATTTTCGGGTTGTCATGCGGTGCAGGACGATATGGTCGTCAAGCCGGTCCGAAACAGTCTCTACCCGCTCGGCGGTGGAGTCAACCTTCTTTTCAATGCGGTCTAGTTTGCGCGAGTTTTCGGAGTGTTCGTCAGTGTTGATTCGACGTGTTTTCCGTGACTGCCAGATCACGCCACCAAAGGCGAGAAGTCCGGTTACTGATGCTGCGATAATCGGTTCCCATTGCATGGCATTATGAGGCGACGGGGATCATTGCGAGGTCGGCGGGGTTCATAACCCAAACCGGTTGGCCGGCGATGATGTCAACTTTTGCTGATGCCGGTGGGCGAAGGATTTTTCCGCCAAACGAGTTGAGAATGTGGACGGCGGAGCGGAGCCGCTCTTCGCTGGTGAGGTGCCAGCGGAAGCCAAGGCCTGGGGCGACGAGGAAGACTTCTGGGTGTCCTTCTGCTCGAGCAAGGAATCGGTCAATCATGTCGTCGTCTCCAAGAATGTGGGTTGGGGGTGTCGGTGGGGTGGGTGGTGTGGGGGTTGCATAGGCGGGGCGTGCGATTTCTGCCATTCCGCCACCATCAAATGGGAACCACAAGTCTTGCACTTTAGAGCCGTTCACGTTTCCGTTTCGAGTCCATGCGCCGGTTGCTGTGAGTGCGATGATCATGGCGACATGGTCGTAGCCGTTTGGTGTGGATCCCCACTCAAACGCCACCAAGTCTCCTGGTTGTGCTGTGCGAATGTCGTAGGAGTTGCGGCCTTCGGAACGGTATGTGTCAAAGCAGGCAGACACCCACGCCCATTTGGTAGGAATGCCACAGCTGCTCAGCGCCATAGATTGGAACGCCATGCACCAGGCGGTTCCTTGAGGCAGCGGATACCAGGCCCATGTCTCGTCGCCACCCTGACCCAAACGTGCGCCTTCGAAATCAAGAACCTGCTGAGCGGTTGTCACTTCGACTCCTCGGCCGGGTTGGGTTCGTCGACAGGTGGCTCGAAATAGGGGATGAGGCCGGCGGCGTCAGGATTCGGGATCGTCGGTTCGGTGTCAGTCATTAGGCCGGTGCGCCTGCTGGGCCGATGTCTTCAATGACCATGCTGGCTACGTTGGTTGCGCCAGCGTGCATTGTGAGGCTGCCTGTTCCACTTTGACGTGCAGCTGCCAATTTCAAGGTTACTGAAGCGGCTGCCGTCTGAATGAAAGGTCTCATGATTGCCACTGTTCGAAGATCAGCTGACGAAGTCCCCAAAGCGGCCGAATGAGCGATTGCAATACTTGTTCCATCTCTGACAATGTAAAGGTTTGCTGTATCGCTAGCAGTATTTGAGAAGAAATCACAATGAGCGTTGATTCGATACATGCGATTCGCGAGTGTGGAGAAAGTAATAGAAAGGCTCGTCAAATCTACTTGAGTAGTAATTGACGCTTGAGGAGCCGTGACCACCGCGTAGCCAAGTCCAATGGTTCCGCCAGCTGTAGCAGCAACAATTCCCCAAGGCGCGTTCCAGCTTGGGCCTCGGTTCCACCGGCCGCCTGTGTACGAATACAAGCCTTCGTTTACATCCGCCGAGTCGATATACGCGGTCATCCCGGCTACGGGTGCAGTGACAGAAGCGTCTCTCGCCCCGGTAGAACTGAAATACATGACCGACTGTGTCTGGCAATAGTTGTTTAGATCGGCAGCGGTGAGAACTGTTGATGTGAAGTTTTTGAAACCGGACCCCATTGGATGCTCCTAGTAGGCGAGAATATTTGTTCCAAGGACCCCAAGTGTGGCGGAGTCCAAGACGAATGGTGCGTTTTGCAATGTCGGAGACGTGTTGAAAGTGACAACCCATCCGTCTCGAGTGATGTGATGTTTGATTCCTTCAATGATAAGCGTTTTTGAGATTGCTGAACCAACATTCTGGGGAGTGCGGTTCACAGTGATTCGGTCGCCAATGTCAAGCGTCACACAAGGCGACTGATATGCAGTTTTCCGGCGAGCGTTTACAGTCAGCTCGTCAATTCGCATTTGTGGGTCTTTGTATTGTCCAAGTTTAGAAATTGCAGCGTTTACTAGAAAGTAGGTGTCGTCCGCCATGTAATTGTCGACATTGAAGGACTGTTTGAAATATTTGCCCTGGGAGGTTGTGTCGGAGGATATGTAGAAAGATCCGTCGGGTTGGGTGAAGGTGATTTCGTTGAAGATGTACCGGTCGTCGTAGGTGAGGACGATGTCGGAGTAGGCGATTTCGACGCCAGTGGCTTTGTCGGAGAAGGTTGCTTGGGAAGTAACAAAGTTTCCTGAGCCTTCAGCGTTGCGGTCGACAAACTTGATTTTTCCGTCGACTGACATGAAGAGGCGGCCTTGTTCAGCGACTTCCATTTCTTTCAAAGCGTCTAGGAGTCCTTTGCCGTAGACGTTGATTCCGATGACTGTGGAGTCGCCTGTGCCGAGATCAAGGCCGTCGGACATCCAGCCGGCAAGGTCGGCTAGAAGTGTGATCCGTTCGTCGGTGCGGGTTCCTTCAAGATATGTTCCAAATCCGATTTCATAATGCTTCAAAGCATCGGCTGCTGTGAGCATTATTCCGCTGTAGACAACCAAATGTTGAATTGAGCCTTTGAAGAAGTTGGGGAAGTTGTTTGAATCTGTGGAACTTTTGCTGACCGGATAGCCGAGGGTCATTGCAGTGAAGCCGGGTTCTACAATGTCGGTGAACGAAGTTTCGGTGGCTGCGTACACCCCGTCGACATAGAAGAGACGTGTGTTCCCGTATGAAGGGTCCGATTGATAGATCATTGCGACGTGGTGTGGTTGACCATCGTTGACAGTGATGTCGGAGGTTAGATTGGTCATCGTGTTTGAGGCGCCACGGTTGCCGAACTGGCCGACAAGGTTGGCAGTGCCACCAGCGATAACAAGTCCGATGGTGCCACCATGGATGAAGTCCAGATGGTTCCAGACACCATAGTTTCCTGAAGTTTTTTCTACGGTTTGAATCCAGAACTCAACAGACCACGAAGACGCGTTTGGGTTGATTGGATCATTGATTCTCAAGAACCTTTTTCCATCAAAGTTTGAAGCTGTGCCAGGATCGCCAGCAATCAAACCTTCACTGGTTTTGCAGACACTATTTCCGCTAGTAGTCGTCGCCCAAATAGCCGATTTCAAAGTGCCCTTGGTGTTTTCGTAAGCGAAACGAGAACCAGCGTAATCCTTCAGCGGATACCAGGCAGTCTTCGATGTCGCGATCATTTCTGTTTTCCAATACGACGGAAGCTTGTATTGGTTGAGAACTTTGAAAGCGTCGGTGGCGGTTACTGAGACCGTGGCGTCTCGAGGGTAGGAGTAGGACTGAGGCCACTGGTCGATGAAACCGAAGAAGATGGATCGGATGGTTCCGCCTGCTGGGGTGACTCGGATCCGGATGGGGCGGAGCGGTGTGAGTTTCCCGTAGTAGGTGCCGACTGTGTTTTCTGGGTCGAAGAGTCGGGTTCGGTTGTCGAGGATGACTTGGCAAGATCCGGCGGGGTAAGTGTCAAGTTCGGATGAGCGGCCACGATTGGTGGAAACGTCGCGAACGTATTGAGTCACGTCGGTCCAGGTGATGGATGCGAGTGTCGAGTTGATGGGGACTGTGCCGGAACCAGCGGTGGTAGAGAAGCCGATTTCGACGGTCAGAACCATTCCGTCTTCGAGGGTTGATGGCATCAGCTTCGCCAGCCTGGTCCGGAACGGCGTTCATAGGAGGAGATGGCTTCGACGATGGTTTGACCGATAGCGGCTTTGTCGGCGGTAGGGGCGACGGAAACATTGATGGTCACATTGGATCCACCACCACCCATGCTGCCGCCAGCATTGGAGAGGAGGGCTTTGCTGGTGGAGAAGGCGTCCATGATTCGGCCATAACCGGACGGAACGAAGAGTTCGGGGCCTTTTTCGCCGACAATGTAAGGAGAGCCGGCGTCTACAGGGCCGCCTCCTGCTCGTTTCTTGAAGCCAAGGCCCTGGCCATATTCGCCAGTCAATTCGCTGGTCAGATTTAACAGATCACGAATTTTTCGTGAGGCTTCTTCTGTCTCAGCGTCGACAGTGACAACAGGTTTAGCCAATGAAAGCAAATAGAACTGGGTTCCTAGATCCGTGATTCTCTTTCGGAGTGGACTGTCGGGCGCAAGTGTCTCCGCAAGTTCGAAATATTTTCCGGCTGTAATACCTGCCGATTCTGCCGTGGTAAGTGTCTTCTGATTCAAACCTGCTGCCGCTTCAGCAGCATCAACGGCCGCTTGGGCTTCATTTTGAAATGCCTTGAGAAGATCGAGACCCTGTTGTGTGCGTTCGTCGGCTGTCAAAGAACCATCGGAAAGGCTTGTGTTGTATTCCTGCAAGGCTTTTCGAGTGGCGATTTGCGCTTCTTCTAAAGAGATATTGGCGCCAAACAGATCGTTCGTGACCTTGTAAAGATCCTCAAGTTTTTTCTTTGCTTTCTCGGCCTCGACTGCTTCGTCTTTCAAAGCCGTGGTGGCAGCTTCAACAGGATTGACTAAGTTGCCATTGGACAAGCCAGCGTCGTCGACTGCGCCGGCGTAACCGTCAAAATACTTTCGGCCCTTATCGGCAGAGATGCCAAGGTCTGAGAGAAGTTTTTCGTACACCTTGGCGGCGTTTGTAGGGTCTTCCTCAAATAACGATTTCAAAGCAGTGTCGACGGCTTCAACAGACTTTTTTGCTTTGTCTATTGTTCCGGACTCGACCCACTGACTGAAACCGAGTTTGAGTTCCTGGCCGACGCCTTTGGATTTGTCGATTTCTTTGAGAGCGTCTTTGAGTTTGTTGATGTCTTCAGCAATGACACCGCCAGTGTTTTCGGTGGCGAAAGTTTTGAGAGATGCTGTGATGCGGTCGATATCTGTGGAACCGAAGTCGGCTTGAGCTGCTGCGATTGCTTTGAAACCTTCGGCTACTGCAAAGATTCCGATTGACGCCAAACCGATTTTGGTAAAGTTTTTCGCTGCTGTGTTGGCTTTAGTGGCAGCGGCGTCCAAACCTCCGGCTGATGCAATGGCTCGATCAGCCATCCGGTTAAAAACGTCTGGAATGCCTCGAATAGCCGAACTCATAAACATAAAAGCATCAGCCGCTGGTTTCGCAACAAACGCTACGCCACCCAAAGCAAGAAGCCCTGTTTGTACCGAATCTGGAAGAGCGGTGAACGCGTCCGCCACGGTCCCGATTCCTTGCTGAATTTTGGTGTAGATCGGGAGGAGAGATTCACCGAGTCTGGCGGAGGCGTCTTGTGTTTTCGCTGCTGCTCGTTGTGCTTGTCCTTGAGCGGTGTCTGCTTCTTGAGCAAATTGGCCTTGAGCGAAGGCAGATCGTTCGGTAATTAGTGCGAGGGTTGCTTGGCCTTTGGCGTAGGCGCTGACATTGGATTCGGAAGAGGCCAAGCCCATAGAAACGGCTTTGGCGTTGACTTCTGAGGCTTTGAGTGCGATACCGAAAGCCTCGAGTGGGTCGTATTCGCCTCGGAGTGCTGAGCCGAGTGCGCTGACAGCGTCTTCTGTTTTGCCGCCTAAAGTTGCTGCAAGATCGGCGCCGATGGTGGTGAGGTTGATGGATTGTTTGGCGGCCTCATCGGTTGACATCCCGAAACCTTTGAGGGATGCGCCAAGTTTGCTAGTGATTGTTCTGGCAGCGTTTTCGGACATTCCGACAAGGTCGGCTGCATTTTTCGTAAAGTCACTGACAGCGCCTGAAGCGTTTTCGAAGACGGCTGTAGTTCCTCCGATGGATTGCTGGAGATCGCCAGCGGCGTCCACCAATTTTTTGGCTCCGTAAAGGACAGCGCCTCCGAAGAGAGCGGAGCGGAGAATGTCGCCAGACTTTTTGGCGTTTGCTCCAAACCCTCCGAGTTGTGCTTCGGCTTTGCGGAGTTCTTTTTCGAGCTGTGAAGCGTCACCGACTACGGCGACCCTGACTTTGCTTTTATCG